CACCACTCGACAGGGCCGCAGACGCTTGCGGCGGGCTAAAAGCGCTGGCGGAAGCCATTGGCGTGAACTCGGTTCAGGTCGTGTCCAACTGGAAAGCGGACGGCCGCCGTATCCCAGCCGAGCACTGCCCCGCCATCGAACGCGCCACAGCCGGCGCTGTTCGGTGCGAAGAACTGCGGCCCGATGTGGACTGGAGCGTGCTTCGCGCCACCCCGGCCGAAGCGTTGCCGCAGGAGGCCGCGTGAGCGCTGACCGCCTGGACTTGACGCACGCCATCACCGTCGTGGTGACCGGCCGCTATCCGCATGGCAGGGAGCAGCCGCAAGCCAGCGTGACAGTCAACGGAGACGGCGGCATCGGTCACGCTTTGCACGCTTTCCGCGCCGCGTTGGTGGCGATGGGATTCTCGCAGGCGGTTGCCGGCCGGCTGACGGTCGAGGAGGCCGCGTGAGCGCGTATTTCCTCACCGACGACGAGATTGCGGATCTTCACCTTGAGGCCGCTTCCGGCACCTTCGGCCATGCCTTGCCGCTGATCATCCGCAACGTTCAGAGCACGCAGTTTTCGCTGGCGCGGTACTACGGCGCGATCACCTACAACGGCCATCTCTACACCTACTTCGCGCCGGGCGACGAGTTGATCCGCGACGACGTGCTGCGGTGGGTGACAAAGCGCCGCGAGGCCGAGCGCAAAGCCGCAGCCGACAGGGCGACGGCTGCGCAAGGGAGCCTGCTCTAGATGGCCCCGCAACACTGCCCCGGGCACTGGCAAGCCGTCTCCGGCCGCCTGCTGCTGCTGTGCATCCGCTGCGCGCGCAACCAGGCGCGACAGCCGTTCGACGCCGCGGCCGTGTTCATCGCGCCGGCTGCCACGCTGCAGCCGGACCGCTCCTGGGCCTGCCCCAACTGGGCGGCGCCGACGTGATGCGCCCGCTTGTCTCCCGCGCGCTCCTGGTGCCGGCCTACCCGGCGGCCCGGCCTCTCCTGCCGGGCCTGCGCGCCTTTGCCCCGGGCCTCGCGGCTCGGGGCTTTTCTTTCCGTTGATCGGCGAGTTCATGGCCCGCATCGTGTTCTCACGCGCCCACGCCGTCGATCCCAACGGATACCAACTTTTTGGAGCCCGGAAGAATGGGTGACTTCGAGACCCTCAACGACTGCCTGATCGAGTGCGTCAAGGCCGCGGGCGGCAGCAAGACCGTCGGGCACCGTCTGTGGCCCGAGAAGGCCGTGGACGCTGCGCAGCGCCACCTGCTGGCCTGCCTCAACGACGGCAAGGCCGAGCGCCTGACGCCCGACCACGTGATGCTGCTGGCGAGGCTGGCGCGCGACCGCGGCTGCCACGCCTATGCCGAGTACGTCGCCCAGCAGCTGAGCTACTCGGCCCCGGTGCCGGTGCAGCCGCGCGACGAGGCCGACCAGCTGCGCCGCGAGATGTTGGAGATGGGCAAGTCGCTGCAGGCCGCGCTGGCCCGGCTTGAGGCTGTGGATGCGAGGCAGCCGTTGAGGGTGGCGTGATATGCCAAAAGCTAACGGCGCCGGACAGCGGATCGTCGCTTTCGTCGCGGCCAATGCGGGCTGCACGTACCAGCAGCTTTGCGAGGGCTCTGGCGTTGCACACGGTGGGGGCCTTGTGACCTACATGGTCAGCACGGGCCGCATCTTCATAGCAGGGCCGCGCGGCTGGCGGAAATACTTCCCGACCGCCGAGCAGGCTGCGGCTGCGCACGACGCTCTTGTGCAGCAGGCTGACAACGCCCGGCGCGAGGTCAAGCGCCGGTCCAGCATCGAGCGACTGCGCCGCATGAAGGCGCTAAGCCGGATGCTGGGCAAGTCCCGCAACACACGGCCGGATCGCGCTGTGCAGGGCGAGCCGTCGGCGCCGGAGTTCGTCGTGTTGGGCATCCGCGTCAAGATGGCACGCCGCAGCGGGAATGCAGAGCTCGCCGGGCACGGCAGCGCGATTGATCCGCGGGAGTGCAGGCCGTGGGCGCAGGCTGCAGCGGGGGTGAAGGCGTGAACTTCGTGAAGCTCTACGTGGGCGATTACATGCGCGACACCGGCACGCTGACCGTGGCAGAGCACGGCGCGTACTTGCTGATGCTGCTGCACCACTACGGCACAGAGAAGCCGCTACCAAAGGGCCGCGAGCTTCACCGGCTTGTTCGCGCTGAGACAAAAGCCGAACGTGACGCCGTGGACTCTGTGGCCTCGCGCTTCTGGGCAGAGACGCCTGACGGATGGGTAAACGGCCGAGCCAGCAAAGAGATGGAGAAAGCGAGCCATCAACGCGAGGTTAACCGAACCGTTGGCAAATTGGGCGGCAGGCCGAAGCGAACACAAACCGAACATGAAACCGAATCGGTTAGCGAATCGGTTAGCGAATCGGAACCGAACCGTAACCCTAACCATAGCCAGACACCAGAAGAAAGAAATACACCCCCTAACCCCCGCAAGCGGGGGCAGGTGTCGGAGTTCCCTCCCGGGTTCGATGCGTTCTGGTCCGCCTACCCGCGGAAGCAGGCCAAGCCGGCAGCGGCCAAGGCCTTTGCGCGGCTGAGGGCTGATGACGCCCTGATGGCCCGGATGCTGGATGCCGTCGCCCAGCAGGCAGCGAGCGAGCAGTGGCGGCGAGATGGCGGGCAGTTCATCCCCCTTCCGGCCTCGTGGCTCAACGGCCATCGCTGGGAAGACGCCCCCCTGTCGGCTGTGTCTGGCTCCGACATCTTCGCGGGGGCGGAATGAGGGGCGCCGACAACCTCATCGCCATGCGGATGCGCCGCCGCCGCACGCCGTCGAGCGTGGTGCTCTCGCTGCACGAACGGCCGGGGCAGCGCGCCGACGAGGCTTGGCTGATGCCAGGGCCGAGAGACCGGCCGGAGACGGCTGACCTGCGGCTGCTGGTGGGCTTGCGCGTCGTCGTCGCCGGCCATTCGCACCAGAGCGAGGACGTGGTGGCGTGGTGCACCGCCGCCGAAAAAGCCGGCGCCCTCGTCGTGATGGGCTACGCCACAGATGGCCCTTTGCGGCGTGCGATGCCGCTGTACGCCGGCGGCAACGTCGAAGAACTTACGCGCCGCGTTGCGGCATTGGAGGCCGAGCATGGCGCACACGCTGCCGGATGACCTGGATTTTTCGGCCTACATGCGGGAGACGGAGGCCCGCGTGAAGGTGCGCCCGGCGAGCAACTTTGTCGACCTGTTGGCGGCCAAGTTCGCGCCGCGGGACGAAGGCGCACGCCGGCCGCGGATGATCTCGACGAAGCTGGCCCAGCGCCTGGAGTTTCGGCCCGGCGAGGTGACGGCTTGGGCCGGCTACAACGGCCACAGAAAGTCGATGTTCACGGGCCAGGTCGCGCTCGATTTGTGCTGCCAGCGTGAGCGGGTGCTGATCTGCAGCTTCGAGATGTCGCCCGCCGACACGTTGGCCCGGATGGTGCGCCAGTGCTTCGCGGTGGAGCGGCCGGCAGTGCCGAGCCTGCAGCACTTCAGCCGGTGGACCGACAGCCGGTTGTGGTTGTTCGACCACTCCGGCCGCATCAAGCCCGACCAGCTGATGGCCGTGCTGCGGTACTTTGCCGAGGAGCTCAAGGGCTCTCAGGTCTTCGTGGACAGCCTGATGATGGTCTGCGCCAGCGAGGAAAGCCTGGACGAGCAAAAGCAGTTCGTGACCGACCTTGTGCGCGCGGCGCAGGAGTTCGGCCTGCACGTCCACCTGATCGCGCATTGCCGCAAGCCGGCCAGCGGCGACGAGAGTAAACCGCCGTCGAAGTATGACCTTCGGGGTTCGGCCGCCATCAGCGACCAATGCCACAACGTCGTCACCGTCTGGGCGAACAAGGCCAAGCAGCAGGAGCTGAGCCAGGGCAACTACGCCCGCCGGCCCGAGCCCGACGCGATGGTGACGGTGGAGAAGCAGCGCAACGGCGCGTGGGAAGGCCGCGTCAAGCTGTGGTTCGACGAGGCCTCGATGCGGTTCGTGGACGAGCAGGGATCGGCTGCGCCTTACGTGCTGGGGGCCGAATGACCGACCACGAAGCGAGGGCCGACATGCGGGCCG